GGGGACGGGACTCTCTGACCCCAAGTTTTCTTGAACACTGTTTTCGTGTGTCCTCCTGTGCCGCATTTGATAGTGGAGTGCGGCTCTCCGAGTCGACTGCTGCTGCAGTCCGTCCACTCCGTTCAGAGTGGGTGCGTCAGGTCCTTTCATCGCTTCTTGTGAGCAGTCTTCGTCTGCTCAGCCAGCGCGAGGGCCTGTGCTTGTGGAAAGATTTGTTCTGCTGTCGCGAAGTCTTCTGTGGTTTCCACTGCCAACAGGTAACTCTCTTGCAGAGTGTCGTGAATGTTTGCCATAGTCTTGCTGATTCCTTTGTAAGGTCTCAACAATATAACTGTGTTTTTGAGAGCGTATCTCGCATTCAGGACGTCCACCTATAGTTCATGCTGTGTTGACAGCATGGGTGCGACTATTTACGCTGCGTCTACGACGGCCGCTATGACCGGTCGAGCCTCAGAGTAAAAGTCTTGCAGCCATGTCCAGGCCTTGAGCATCCAGTTGGACTTCTGTCCCGATCGGTTGCGCAGGTTGCTGATTTTGGTGCTAAGTTCTGATTTTGCTAGGGCATTGGTGGTATACCCATAGTCTATTCCCCCGTTCTTGAAGTCGAAGTCTCGTGCTGATATCAGTCCCTTCCTGTCTCCTTCTGGGATCTCCTGTAATGAAACGGGAGTTCCTGATGTTGGAGGCCTCAAGATTTGTCTCGAGAATTGGTCGTCTGTTCTGACATAAGCTCCGAAATTGGATCTCACGCCTGTGTCTATACTAAAAGTCACGTTCGCACCTCCGTCCAGTGGTGTGTATGGCTTGTGTATGACCAGGTATGAGACCAGTTCAGATGAGAATCCTTTCTGTACTTCGTCCGTGGTATTTACAAATGCATTGGTTGGCAAGTTGTTATTGACCATGGAGCATGAAAGAGGGATAGTGTCCACTATCTTTCTGGGCTTTGACATCCGAATTAGGTCAGCGATTGTCACATTGCCTGGCGATCCAAACTCATCCATGAGTGATGAGTAAGGGAATTCACCAGTGTAGTAGTCTCCGCTTGCGTTCAGTTGGTTTGCGAGCAGCACTAAATCTAGGTGTGAAGCCCAGATAAATGCATTTGCAGAGATCGACTGTCCTTGGGTGCCGTAGATTCCAGACATCGACTTCGTGAAGTTCGTGTCATAAAAGATGGAGTTCGGGTCGATGCTGGCTCCTGGAGTGTCAGTCTGGAGGATGGAGAAGCCTGATCTCTTGGATGTTTCCGGAAGATAGAAATTCCCAGGTCCGTATGCCACTGATTGCGAGGGTGAGTAGAATATGACCGTGTAGTCATTGGTTCCCAGTGGTTGTTGGCTGAGGGAGCCAAGGCTCCAGGCTGTTGTCATGGAAAATTGTGAAGTGACAATCCCAGTGTTAATCGTGGAGACTCCCATTGCCTGAACAAAGGGAGAGTTGATAGTTCCAGGGGAATGTTTGGCAAGGAGCATCACTTCCCAGTCGTCCAGAACTTGCTTGATCAATTTTCTGGGGTGAGTGGGTTGTTCGCGCTTTGGCTTTCTAAGGTCCTCCTTCCTTTCTTCTTTTCTTTCCTCTTTGACGACCGCTTTGGCTATTTTGCGTGCTTGGTCATCGTTGTTGTGTCGGTTTTTCTTCCGATACTTCTGCTTTGGATTGTTCTCCATAGTCTGTTTTTACAATTATATAACAGGGGGCCGCTCGCCCCCATGCGTGGCTAGCTTTCTGTTGTAAACTGCGACATCGTACAGAGCTAAGAAGTCAAGCTTGCAGAGATGGTCAACATAAGAGGGGTCACCTCCGAGATCTCCATAGAACCTTGAGTCCTCTTTTTCTCGTTGTCTCTCCATGAACTTGTGTCGTCTCTCTTCTGGCATTTCTACCTGTTCATGATGGTCCCTTGCGATTGTGAGTATTTGGTCCATTCTGGTGGAGGCAGGTCCATACTGCGATCTCTTTAGTTCCATGTAAGCCCATGGGTATGCATGCATCTCTCTGTTCTGTCCCATGTAATACTCTTTGGTGTTGAACATCTTGATGTAGTCCGGATGGCAGTGCAACATTCCTCCTGAGTAATGGAACTTCTTTGACAGGAAAGACATTTCCTCAACACCTCCGATGTCGATTGTCTTTATTACCTGGGATATGCCGTATGGGACAGGCCATTGTTTCTCTGGACACGCTATATGTCTGATCGAGTGAGCTATCTGCTGTTTTAGAGTAGCTGTTGTCATCACGACGACGTCATCGCCTGAGGCGAGAACTCTCACTCAGTTGTCTTTCCATGGTTCTCTCACACCAGATTGCTCGATGTAGTAGAACGTTTGGAAGATTGAGTTGAGGGTGTTCCCGACTGTGGTCCTGAACGAATGGCCTGAAAAGGTTGTGCCATGGAGGAGTAGAGGAAGATAGTCTTTCTTGAGATTCGGCGGAACTCCGAGCTTTCTGAAGTTGACATCTGTCTCTTCGGTCCATTCTGAGTTGATACCCGGGATGTGTGCAAAGAGGAAATTCTTGTAGGAGCTGAAGTGTTTACTGAGCTGTTTTGCTGTGTCTACAGGGCTTGCTGCGTTGTTTTCTGACAGCCATGGCTCCATGTTCTTCATCACCTTGTCCCACAACGGTCCTTGGACAGCTCTCTGAATCCACTCATGTTGATTTGAGTCGAAAGAGGATCCATCGACACAGATGACCTTGCTGAGGTGGTCAGATGACTGGACAACCGATGCCAATTCTTTCAGGTTGAGTCCACAGATGAATTCCGGCATCTTGTCTGCCAAGGTGTGCTAGACGTGATTGCTTATTGCTTGCGGCAGCCCTAAGGTTGTTCTGCTCGGGTTCGCTATCAATCTGGGTCGGTTCTCCGTGGTGTCGAAATTATGAGATGATACTGGCTTGTCGTCTAGATACACTTCACCTGACTTTACCATAGCTGTGCCAATCCAATTTTCTGGAATTTTGGAGCCTGCGAGTTGGCTGATGATCTGCTTGAGATAGATGTCCCTCTTTCCGCTTGAGAATTTTTCTGGATAGTCCAGAAAATTTGGGGCTGGGATGTCCTAGATCTTGAGCCTTCCGTCGAGATATTTCCAGTATCTTTTGCACATGTCTTGGAACTGGCGCTTGTGCTGGTTGCATGCAATGACCCTGCCGGATAGAAGTCTACATATCGCTGCTGTCTTGTTCTGAACTGATTTTGTAGAAAATTCGTATTCGACTCCTTCTGTTTTCGTGGAGAAGGACATCTTTGTGCACAACTTGTTCTTGTTGAGACTCTGCATTGGGATGTAGTCTTTTCTCTTGGGGCAGTATCCACATGGGCCAAGCTGCAGCGTCTTCTACTCGATGAACGTATCTAGTTTCACAAGGTTTCTCCTGGTCTCTTCGTCGACAACAACCTCAGGGTGTGGATTGCTGAGGATTTCGGAATTTGGGAGTTTTGATCTATAGTATGTGTCCATCGGTTTTTCTTCCACCATGGGTCCCTTCTCTCGTTTGATCTTGGGGTCTTTTTTGAAATCGGTCATCCATTTTTTTACCTTCACTCTTTTTGCCATTTCCCGAACTTCTTTGCGATGATGTGGCTCGTCGTTTCCGTGGCATGCAAGTGGATGCCGAATCCTGTCTGACTTTGCAACTTTTGCTTCGAGGTAGTGCGCCACGCAGTCTGTCCTATCGATGATCTTACCTTCGAGCCATGGGTTTGGCGCTGCTTTCGAGGGGTCAACTAGCAAGTGGCCAATGTTCCGTTGGATGCCTGCATGGGTGTCGCAATGGTGTGGGTCTGCTAAGACTTCTACGATTGTTTTGTTGACGTGGTGCTCTGGAAGAGTGGAGGCGAGGGTCTTCATCGGCACAGATCCCTACAGAAGTCTCTGCTTGAAATTTCTGAAGTATTCTGTCTGTGCATTCGATTCACTGAGTACGAAGCCGGATAGTGTTGACATGATGGCTTTGATTTTGAGCTCTTTCGCCTGACATGAACCGTGCTCATAGGAGAACCAACCTGTCGCGCATTTTGCCGTGGGCTAATTGTCGATGTAGTTGTTTTCGTGTGTGTACGATTTGCCAGCTCCGGTCATCGACTGCGTGATTCTCTGAGGATATTTGATGTAATCCGTGGAGAGAAGCGGGCCGTACTTTACTCTGTGGAGCCTGTTTTCTACTACTACCGTTCCGCTACACCACGGGAGTGTGTACTCACCGGGCATCGTGTGGAACGTAGCGCTTGCGTAGTGGGCAGTGTCTCTGTCACTGAGCCAGCCATGTTTTTGTGCATTCGTGAAGGTTTCTCTGAGATAGTAGGTGACATCAAGTAGCAGGTATGCGGTGGGTGGTCGGTTCGCTTCGAGATGTCTCATGCGCATGAAGTCCTCCAGTTTCTATTCCCTAATGGTAACAGTGATTCTCCTCATCCAACCTCCTTAGAACTGACGATTTGGTGGCATGTTCTGGAGATTGTATGTCTTGTCATAGTCATTGAGATTGGGGCGCAGGGCAGTGAGATGGATGGGAGTTCGAGGAAAGTCGTAGATCATCTGGATGAAGGTTATGAGGAGATCTTCAGGAACTTCTTCTGCCACGTCCCACAAGACTGTGAGTAGCTTGACAACTTGGAAGTCCTCCCATGTCTGGTAGAACTAGTAGTCGGTTCCATTTTCCATGATGGTGAACATCTGGTGCGCAGTGGCGGGGAGAGCGACAAGGCGTCTTCTATTCCGAACCCCAGCATCCTGTGGAATGTGTTTCGAATGGAACCAACCTCGTTTTACTGCTTTCTGCAGCTCGACTGGAAAGATGGAGAGCATGCGATCAACTGGCAGGTCGAACATGTCGAGGGCTCTTTTGAAGTCTTTCTTGTACTTGGATCCGACAATCACTCCATGTGATCCTCTTTTCACTGAACGGCCGAAGTCTCCGAGCGCTTGAGCATGGAAATGGTCAGCTAGGAATCTGAGAGAAGGGTGAGCTTGATGGTTCGATCTTCCGTCGGTGAGTTGCTCCAGGGTCACTCCAGGTATGAATGGAATAAAAGATTGAAAGCTCTGAGGTGCGTATCCCTGGTAGTAGGCTGTGCATGAGTGGTTCCATTCACCCTGACTGTAGCTGTGAGTTGTCTCAATCGCAGCCTTATTTTTGCCATCCTTCTGTGAGCGTGGGTGGGCCACCGTGTCATTGTGTATGTTGTAGATGACCTACTCTGGAATGCCGGATTGTCTCACTTGGGCCATGGTAAGGGTGACGGGGTCTTGACGGGCTGATCCTGTCAGCGTGTCGTTGCCACACAGCATGTCCCAGAACTTCCCATGCGTTGGGACCTAGAGGTGCTCCGATTGGGAAGCCTTTTCATACTTCGACGTCCTTATGATGACATTCTTCTCGTCAGTGTCAATCCAGATGTGAGGAAACTAGGCTTTGAACATCCTTGTGAGAATCGTGGCACCCAGACCAGACTTGACTGCGAATGGCTGAGGCAGGGGACTCTTAAGGATGAGGGCTTTCTCTATCTGGAGTGCAAAGTCGATCTCTTTCTCAGTTCTCTGAGTAGTGTGGGGGGGGTCGGCAGACTCAAGTAGAAGGCATCGTTGGATCAGCTTGATTGCGGCTTGCTCCTACGTGCGTCTCTTCTAATTGGGCTTGCTTGCTCCCTTGCACTTCTTCCTTAGCTTGTCAATTGTGTAATTCTACCCAAAAACTATTGGTTTGTTGGAGATTACGAGGCAATGATTGGCTGTGGAAGTCTACTTGAACTGGTAGATTACTGCAAACTTGTTCCCAGACCTGAGGTGCTTGTCAAGGTACTTCCTCAAATCTCTTGGATCACTTCTGATTGCGAAACCTTGTTCTTCGGAAGAGAGGAATATACCCGTGGAGAGTTTGCCACCTATT